ACACCATTTTGCTAGATCAGCCTAAAAACAAATGGCTAGAAATGCTAGACCAAGGCGATGTCAATTATGTGCTTGGACAATATTCCCCAATTACTAAATCTAAATTTGGCATTTTCTTTTGTGCATTAATTACTAAAGAAGTCTTTAATAAGATTGGCTATATTAATGATGACTTTAATACTGGTGGTTGTGAAGATATAGAATTTTGCCTAAAAGCTGAACAAGCTGGCTTTAAACTTGTGGACTGTGGCAACAATGGCACTTTTCCTATTTACCACAAAGCAGAAGGAACAATGCACGATTTAGCATTGGTTCAAGATTGGGATAACAAGTTTTTGCTAAATGAACTTAAATTAGCCAAAAAATATAATCTTGATTGGTATAGATGGCGATTGTCCAACAATTATGAAAGAGCAGTATTCCTAAAAGGTGATGCAGTATTTCCTAGAGAAAGACAAAGATATGAGTGGGCTAATCAACAAATTCTTGGATCAACTTTATTTGAACTTGGTTGCACTACAGGATATGGCAGTCAATTTTTCCCTAAAGAAATTCAATACACAGGGATTGACTATGATCCAATCATTGTGGATGTGGCTAAAAATCAGCATTGGGGTAATAATTGTCAGTTTTTGTATGGCAATATTAATACCTATAATTTGGCTAACTACGATACTATTGTTGCTTTTGAAGTTATTGAGCATTTAGATAATGGCTTGGAAGTAGTAAATAAGCTAAAACAGCATTGCAAAAGGCTGTTAATTACTGTGCCGCACAATGAGCCAAAAGGCTTTTGGGGTGAGCATCACAAGTTACATGGTCTTACAGAAGCAGACTTTCCAGATTTTGAATTTGAATATGTCAATGAGCATGGGCAAATAACAAAAGAACTACAACCTATTACAGAACAAAACAGATGCAACCTAATGCTATGCAAATACTCTGCTCAGTAGCCACCAGAGGGCGTTATACAACGACTTTGCCAATGGTCTTAATGGCTATAGCCAATCAGACTAAAAGCCCTGATAAGCTCGTTATATTTGATGACAATAACAATCCCGAAGATATGCGGGAAAACCCTATATATCAGCATATATTTCAAATCCTAGATTACAAAAAGATTGCATGGGAATGGCTATTTGCCGACAAAAAAGGACAGCATTACATTCATCAAAAAGCAAATGAAATGGGTTACAAATGGGTTTGGCGAGTAGATGATGATGCTATTCCAGAGCCAAATGTATTAGAACAGCTTTATAGATGTGCAACAGAAAATTTTGATGTAGGCGCTGTTGGCGGTTCAATTTTGACCATGCCCAATGTTTTTGACACATCTAAATCCACAGGAAAAATTGCTGACATTGATAAAGAACCTAATATCCAATGGGGAATTATCAATAAAGCAACAAAAGTAGAGCATTTGCATTGCTCATTTTTATATCGTGCTGGATTGCATGACTATAACTTAGGTTTATCCCGTGTAGCTCATCGGGAAGAAACGCTATTTACTTATGGTCTGCATCAAAAAGGGCTTAATTTGTTGGTATGCCCAAATGCGATTATTTGGCATTTAAAAGCTCAAGGCGGTATTCGGTCTGAAACCAGAGAGGATATGTATGCACATGATGAACAGATTTTTAGAAATATCGTACAGTTTGCCGCTTCTAACATCGTTGTCCTTAATTGCGGTGCTGGCGATCATATTGTTTTTAGCCATGTTCTTCCTGATATACCTAATCCCGTTGTATTCACTTGCTATCCTGAGATTGTGCCAGGTCGATCTATTGCCGAAGCTCAAGCGTTATTTGGGGATTTAGACCGCTGGAATGTTTATAAAAAAATGGCGCAATGGAATTGGAATGGTAGCCTTGAGGATGCCTATAGGAAGTTATACCTATGATATTAATTGCCCCATTTGCCAAACCATTAATGAATGGTAAAACTAATCCTAAAAATTACCCTTATTGGAAAGAATTGTTAGCATTAATTTCTGAGGAAGTTGTGCAAGTCGGAGTTGATGGCGAAGAACAGATAACCCAGCAGTTTCTAAAGAATTTGCCAATCGCCAGACTGCGTGAACTAATTGCTGAGTGTCGCATTTGGATTGGTTGTGATAGTTTTTTTCAGCATTTAGCATGGGATTGCGGTAAACCTGGCGTGGTGTTGTGGTCTGTATCTGATCCATTAATCTATGGGCATTCAGAAAACATTAACTTATTAAAAGATCGCAGTTATCTGGCTCAAAATCAGTTTCTCTGGTGGGATTTTACCGAATATAACCCCGATGCGTTTCTAAAGCCAGAAGAAGTGATAAAATACATTCTGTAATATATCGGACAATATAATATATCAATTAACCCTTTACTATGGTTTTGCTATGTCCGATTTTCAAATTGACCCTGTTAAATACGGCCAACTCTGGCAAAAAGTCGAAGCAATGGAAGGTGAACTTTTTGAGATTCGCAAAGATTTAAAAGAATTAGTTGCTTTAGCCAATAAAAGTCGTGGTGGGTTTTGGATGGGAATGGCGATAGTTTCAGCCATTAGTGGATTTATTAGTTTTATTGCTGGTTTTTATCACGCAAAATGAATAAAAACTATAGGCAAGTATTAATTTGACTTTTAGTTTATGTAGTGGCAATATCGGCAACGATAGGATCGATTTGCATACTAGATTGGATTCCATGTCTTGATACGAGAGATACCCGTCAATGGACAATGCAATTAATTGCTGTGGTAGTGGCTTTATTAGCTGGTAATCAAAAATGAACGAAATATTTACGCATATCCTTACTGGAAAAGATAATCAAACCCACGATATTGCTCGTTGGGCTTGGATGCTTGGCTTTGTAGTGGTAGCAACTGCCGCAATCTATTTAATTTATGCTGGACACGAAATTAGCCTTACAGAACTTGCTGGTGCTTTAGGCATTGTTTCTGGCTCTGGTGCGGCATCTGTGGCCGCTAAACAAATGTCTGGCGCAGAACCCCAATAATGTTTAAAAATATACTTAGCTATGGGCTAAATCTAATAGGCGGCTCAAGTGTCCAAACTTACATATATATTGCTCTTTTATTTGGGGGCTTTGGGGCTGGCTTTTATGTGGAGCATTTACGCTTTGCTAACTTCAAAGATGAGATTAAAATTGTTTCCGAAAAGCAACAAGCAGAAAACGAATCAATCAAGAAACAACAAGAAATAGCCAATAGGAGCATTACAAATGAATACGAAACTAAGCTGTCTGCTGTCCGTAGCTATTATGGCGGGTTGCACAACTCCAGTAGCGGTAAATTGCCCACCCTTTCCAACCCCGCCAGCGGAACTGATGAAAGCCCCGCCTACTATCGGCTTGCTGAATCCTGTGCTGAAACCACAGCCCAATTAACTAGCTTACAAGAATGGCTGGCTACCCAAGTTGGCATAACAAATGGAAAATAATTACAACGAATGTTTGCGCCTACTTTTGAAATCAGAAGGTGGCTGGGTGGATGGTGTAAAAATTGGTGATCCAGGCGGCGAAACCAATTTAGGCGTAACTAAAGCAGTCTGGGAAGAATGGGTTGGGCATGAAGTTAAAACCATGAAGAATTTAACTCCAGAAGATGTTGCGCCAATGTATAAAGCTAAATATTGGATGTCAACATATGCTAACCAACTTCCCAAAGGATTGGATTTTCTCTGTTTCTCAATGGGAGTTAATGCTGGCCCAGGCAGAGCAGTTAAGCTACTCCAGCAATCCGTTGGTTGCATCCCAGATGGAATCATTGGCGTTCGAACTATTGCTCAAATTACCAATTCAAACATTAATGAACTTATCGAAAAATACTCAAAACAACGGGGCGATTACTACATCAGTTTAAATAAGCCCCAATTTATTGATGGCTGGCTTCATCGTGTAATAAACGAAAAAGCCGAAGTCTTATCAATGATTAATGGTTAGCCAAAATCCATAGCCAAATATAGCTACTATAGCTAAAGCAAATACAAAAGCCCCAAAACCGCCATAATTGGCTTCTCTTGGTCTAGTTATAGCGGTAGCATAGTCGGCATCTTTAAACGCTTCTGATGCGGTTTTAACTGTGTTTGTGTAGCGTATATATCTAGTTGTAAAGTCTGCGTAGTTCATTTCTCTTGTGCCTTTCCAATCCAACTATCAACAATATCAAGTGATTGTTTGGTTAAATACAATTTGTCTTTCAATGACTCTATTTCAGCTTGTTGCTGGCATAGCATTTCAATAGCTTGTTTAACTGCTGGTAAATACCCAACAGAAAGCATCTTTTCAAACT